TCGGGATTATAATTGAAACACTTATTCCCTCGGTGAGCAATCATGACAGTAATTGAAAATATACAATTATCTGCTGTTGTGGAAGGTCTCCGACAACGATTGAAGTCACTGGTGCAGGCTTTGATCGATCAAGAAGTTATTTATTCTCTTCTTGATGGGAATGCCCCTCAGACGACGTCTCCTGTACTTGAATTCCGTTTATTCGGTGTCAAAGTACAGGCCAAGAAGGCGTCGATCCTGAGAGTTCTCGATGAAACTGTGGACTATGATCCAATCACGAAAGTGATTGAACCTCAGTCCAGAGCTCTAGAGAACCTAGAATCTTGGAAACGCGCTCTTAGAACTGTTGACGTAATCTGGTCGACATGCTTTTGCCTGTGGAAGAACGTGGAGCAGGATGCTAATTCTTTATTGGTGTCTTGTTTTATCTATTTCATGGAGCTATTAGATGGAAGCTGGGCTAAGTTCTTGAAGTACAACTTAGCCTGGGTCTTCGCGCATTATAACATGGCGGAGGTACCGGAACCCATTGACTCATGTCACAAACCTGGATATCTTTTATCTGGCGGTATGGGACGATTCTTAGGATCTAAGTTATCGTCTCATATGGGTCACCCTCGGAAGAGGGATCTCACCGCTCTTAATACCTTTTTACAGGGTACTAAGAGGGGGTTCAATGAATTGGGATTGAACGATGTGTTCTCAAATGCTCTAAAGCATTCTGAGCGGCTGTCACGTGTGAATGTGACACCACCGCGGATGTTAGATTTCATCCGATCACACGTCCCAAAGATCATTAGGGAACCGGTGAGAGTTAAAGATATCAAGCTTTGTGACACTTTGTCTCATAGTGCTTGTTTGGAAGAGAAAAGGCAGTGGGGAGGACCCCATGGGCATCTAGTTCATACACTTGAGAACGGATATCGAACGGAGCGGATTCGAGAGAAAGGCAAAAAAACTTTTGATATTGTCTTTCCCGAAACCATCTGTTTGGCGTTCGATCTTCTCGTTTGTATGAAGTGGAGTCCCATTGGGGGTCTTCTCCAGATCCATGTCAAAATCCTTGAGTCAGAGATCATGTCTCTTGCACGGGAACAAACTATTAAGCTGATGAAGGAAGGACCACTCGATGTGAGTGTTAAGTTCATTCTTGAACCCCTTAAGATCAGAACAATAACGAAATCTTCGTTATATGTTAACAGTTTGTACCCGAACTTGCAGAAAGATCTCTGGCGCCAACTTGCTGATAGTTTTCAATGTCAGCTCGTTGGTCGGCCCGTCGACGAGACAATTATTCGTGAACTCGTAGCTCGCACTGATCAAGTCTTTAACAGACAGTGGTCAGATCGTCCAGGTGATTCCGAAGAATCTTCATCCGAAAAGGTGGAGATTA